TTGAAATGGGTCAAGTGCAAGTTAGAACTGCTACAGTAATAAAAGAAGATGACAAAGAACTTTCAAGAAGTTTTCATCGTCATGTACTAGCTCCTAGAACCAAAACAGATGACACTTGGGGTGATACAGACATATCTGGTGAAGATGCTAGAGTTCAAGCGATTGCAAACGCAACTTGGACTGATGATGTTAAGTCAGCTTACGAAACGTTAATTGATTCTCAAGAACTGCCTGAATAGTTTATAATTGTTAAAAAGGAGTAACATATGACTGAACTAAAAGAAAGAAAGCTAATTTTAAATGACGAAGAAATAAAGTTTGAATCGTTATCTGATGAACAAAAAGCTTTGTTTGAAAACATAGAGAATCATAACGTAGAAGAAAGGTCTGCATTGGTGCAAGCTGACAAACATAGAAGGCTTAAAGAATCTTATGCAAACGATTTACAAAAGACTTTTGTAAAAGAAGAAGAAGATGAAGAAACAACAGAAGAAGGCGACAGCTAGACCATCAGTACAAAGTGTTGCTGCTGATTTATCGCAACACGAAGCACAATGCGCTGAACGCTGGCGTACTATTTTTAATGAAACTAGCGATCTTAAACAAGAAGTCAAATCTATAAATCTACAACTCAAAGCTGGTTTAGGAATCCTTGTTATAGGCATGGGTTCAATATTATCAGCACAACTTTTTTAATGGATGCCAGAGATAGAACTATCAGATTATTATGTGGAACTCATAGGGTTCTTACTAACATTATTGGTAGGACTAGCAATCAAAGACTGGGCAACTAGCTTAGTCAAAGGCATCAACTTTAAATACAACTCATCCTTAAAAGAAGGCGATAAAGTTATTCTTGATGGTCAACAAGCTATGATCATTAAGATTGGTATGTCGCAAACAGTTTTTGGTGTTTACTCACCTGATGGCTGGACATGGCGATATGTACCTAACGAAAGAATCGCAACACTTAAATTAGCTAAAGTTGTTGATTCAGAATTGCATCAAGATACTAAGGAAGAAAAAGCACAAAAGATTAAAGAATTATTAGACGGAGATAAAAATGGCTGATCCTATAACCAACTCAGTTGTCGGCATTGCTGGCAATGTACTTAATAAATTTGTTGCAGATAAAAACTTAAAGATGCAACTAGAACATGAACTCAAGACACAATTACAAACTGCTAACCTTGCTCAGATAGAAGTCAATAAGATTGAAGCTGCCAGTAAGAGTTGGTTTGTGGCGGGCTGGAGACCGAGTGTCGGCTGGGTATGTAGTCTTGCTATGCTTTATCATTTTATTCTTGCACCTATGATTCAATTTGCTGTAGGTATAGCAGGTATTCAAGTTGCATTACCTGAGTTTGATTTTACTCAGTTATCTACAATATTGATGGCGATGCTCGGCATGGCAGGTTTAAGGTCTGTAGAAAAAATACAAAAAGTAACAAAAGGTAACTAATGAGTATTTACGAAGTTGGAGCAACCAACGAATTAAGAAGTGAACTCAAAGAAAAGTTAATCAAAGAAGAAGGCTATGAAAAGATGCCTTACTTAGACACACATATACCACCGCTAATTACAATTGGCGTGGGAAGATGCTTAGATAGAGTTGGAATATCAGATGCAGAGATTAGTTTTCTTTTAGATAACGATATAGAATCTGTTTTTTTACAACTTACTAATGAAAAACCTGAATGGCAATATTATCCTCATAATGTTCGTATCGTATTATGCGATATGGCTTTTAATCTGGGGGTAAAAGGTTTATCTAAGTTTCGTAATATGTGGCGATGTTTGGCAGAAGAAGATTATGTAGGTGCAGCAGAAGAACTAATGGATTCTAAGTATGCAGAGCAAGTTCCAAATCGTGCTAAAAGAAATGCTAAGTTGTTGAAGGAAGTTCAAGAATAAAAAAAGGGAGTGACTAGCACTCCCCTTTTAACAAGGACTTATTAAGCTGCAGCAATCAAAGGCTTACCATGTATTTCTTCAATCATTTTTTGTAATTGAACAATATGTGCATTTGCATTAATAACATCTCTTTCTGTTAAAGCGATGTATCTTCTATGTAACCCTTTATAAATGCTTTCAGCATCTTGTGTAGCATTCCAGTACAGACCATGTTCATTGTAAGACTTAACATGATTTGAAAAAGTAACTGAATCGTAAATAGCTAATTCATAAGAATAATCATGCTTTCTTATATCAATATTAGTAACATTTCCTTCTTTATCTTTTTGTACATAGTAATGAGGAATCATTGCTTTGTTTTTTTCAAGATCATTGATCAACGAAGTTTTGTTAGCACACCAGTCTTTCATAACAACAATAGTATCTTCTGCTAAATCTTTTTCTACTTCCAAAGGTAAGTTATCAGAACCCTGACAAACTCCTTCAAAGAAACCATAGTCAACTGTATAACCATGTTTTGACATAAGACCATTATTGTTTCTAACTGCTTGAACTCTGCCGCAACATTGGCAATGTCCTTTGTGAGTATGTTTTCTATTCATTGTTTTCTCCTTAGTTATGTAAGAAATCATTTCCTTACAATGTCTATTCTAAGGATTTTTCATGTTGTTGCAAGTAAAAGTTATACTTATTTACCCATAACTTTCAAACTTTTCCATAGCTAATCTTGCAGCTTCTTCTTTCGTGTAGCCTTGTTCTAAGAACTCTATAAACCATCTCTCCAAAAGCATATCGTTTATTTCATTACTCATCATGCACCTTTATTGAAAATCGTCTTTGTGTGTAAGCATCTTTAGCTGGAATGATTTTAGTCTGTTCTGGTTTAGCTTTGTAATTAACAGTTTTCCAATTCACTTGATACTTGCCCATTCTACCAATCTGAGCAGACTGCATAGAGTTCATAAGCTTGGTTTTATGTTCGTCTATGATTGTTTGTGCTGCCTTGACGGTCTTTTCTTGCAACAAGATATTCTCTATTGAGTTCAAGGCATCGTCAGGCAGATCAACAATTGAACCATCGTCTAGCGGAAAAGCATGGTTAGCTTGATTGGTGTTGAAAGGATCGTAGTAGCGACAATCAGCAATCCTAGAATCAAAGTCTTTTACTTTGGGTTCAAGTTCTTCTTTCTCCCATTGCTCATCCCTTTGATAAAAGAAGATGCGGTAGTCAGTACCATAAGCAACACAAACTGCACCCCAGTTGTATTGAGTTGTGGCTAGAAGTGCTTTTAATTGCAAAACCCCACGATGATTAGCTGGTGGATTTTCTGGTCTAGCACCAGTAGCCTTAATCTCTAATATGCCTTTGCCTTCTAAGCGTACAGAATCGCCTTCTGGCACATAAAAAGACTTATCTGGATCGGTAACTATATCTATGCCATCTGCAACGCCTATTGCATCTATTGAGCCATTCAAAGCTATGTGCCTATGGCGTACAGGCTTATGAATTTCGTCATGATAATCAAACAGACCGATTCTTTTAGCCGCTAACGCTATTAAAGGCTTCTCCATGATGTTACCTACTTCCATCAAAAGATTTGCTTCAGAGCGGATGTTTTCCCCCTTCAATGCCTTGTGACAGTTTTCTAGCACTTCATTTAGGTTCTGATATGGGTTTTCATGCCATAAAGCAGATACTAAGCTGCAAGACATTTCATGGTCTGGGGTTAGTTTGCCTAACGCTTCTTGTGGTTCTTTAAGTTTCATTGTTTTCTCCTATTGTCCAAACATATATTTATCTATGAGTGCATCGCCTGATAAGTTTTCACCAAAGTAATTTACTTCACCAGTCTTTATATTCTCGGTTTTGTAAACACCTGAGTTGTAAGCAGTCACATGGCAATGCCCTAATTGTCTTTTTTGCGGATAGTTAAAATCTAAGTGTTGTTTATCCAGATCAAAATTACCCATCCAGTTAATACTCTTTGACCATTCTTCAGCCAATAAAAGTATTTCTTGTTTTTGCACTTTATCTTTGAACTGAGTCATAAACTTCTCCATATTCTAAAAGTGCCATCGTCTAATTGTCTGATCTTGCACTTCTTGTTGTGACGATAAAACAACTGACGATAGACTCTCGTTTCATCTTCTGTATCAACCACAAAAGAATCATCTATATCCATAGAGTTGATTAGATTGGTTTTGATACCCCAACCACCTTTCTTTTTCAAAGGTATGTTCTTTTCTATTTTCAATGTAGCACCTCTGGTTTTTTGTTGTATTTAAGTGCATCGTGCAGAATATGCCATTGATGCACAGGTAATATAGCTTTCACTTGTGTAAGTCGCATGGCTCTTAAATCTTTACCATGTAATTCACAAAGGTAGTCTAAGTATTCTGAAAAAAAGTCTTTCATTGTTTTCTCCTTTCTTCTTCTTCAAGTTTATTGATCTGGTCAATCATTCTAATTATTTCTGTAGTAGGCATATCGTAGTAATCAGCATTGAGCCTTCGTTTCATTTCATCAATTGTCATTGTATTTGCCCCCCATATAGTTGTTCATGCAAATCTAAAGCCTTTTCAAAACCTAAAAAATGTATGTCGTTTTCAAATTCTTCATAAACTATTTTGTCTGACAGGTCTAAAATCTGAATATTTACATTCTCTCCTAAATGGTAATTGTTGATTAAAGAACATGCCTTAGTAAAAGCATTTTGTAAAAAGCCATCTTTATATTCTTCTAACCTGAAAGGAATCCCAGTTTGTGCAAGTTTTGAAAGAATATAAATGGCTCTATCAGAATCATTTTCATCAGTTCTTTTGAGGATAGTAATACGATAAGTAGCGTTATATTTCATTGTTTTCTCCTTAATTATGTAAGAAATAATTTCCTTACTCTGTTTATCTTAATGATTTTTACAGTTGTTGCAACTATTTGTTGTATTGATTATTAAATAAAAAAAGTGCAGTATTTGTTTCACATATATTTAGGAGTAACAGATGAGTCAAAAAACCAATGGCAAAGATCGTCACGAAGATGATGTTTCGTTTGAAATTTTTTGTATCAATATGCACCAGATGTATCAGGTGGTTCAGATAAAGCAGAACAGAACTCCCTATGAATTAGAGGAGTATGTGAAGATTTATTTTGACCAATTAAATAATTCTTTTGAAAAACTTATAGGAGATAAATATGAGTAACCCTTTTGACATTGTTGATTCTGAAGTCAGCAATTATATTAAACACGATTATCAGAATGGTGGCTGGAAAGTTGGCGATGAACAAATAGACGCTAATTATTTTCAAGTCGATACTGCAACGATTAAGATGGGTTGGGGTAAGTACGATGCTGCATCTGGTTACACTTATGTGTTTCAAGATGATTTGCACAAACCTATTCCAAAACCTGACGAAGATTTTAAAAAAGCATTTGCAGTTTGGCTGTACCCAAAATTTATTAACGATACCCAGAACTTTGATTTAGGTCGTGCTGTTTTATGGCAACGCCAATCATTCGGTGAATACGATGGTTTCAGAAAAATGTGTTCTATGTTTTATGAACAATCACAACTTACAGAAAACTTAGACAAACTGCCGATAGTAAAATACACAGGTTCAGAACCTTTGAAGATCGGCATGGGCAGCACCAGAATCCCAGAGTTTGAATTTGTCGGATTTAAGGACAGAGCCGATGGTTTTGTTCTGCCTAGTTTTGCACTAGAGGATGGTAACTCATCTGACCCCACTCTCACAGAATCATCTTCTAGTGCATCTGTAGAGCCTTCTGCTGCAGAAGGTGGAATCATAGATGATGAAATTCCCTTTTAGTTGTGGACTGGGTAGAGATTGCTCAACCCATAGCCATTGAACTTTTAGGAGAACCAACATCTAAAAAAGGCGATGAATGGCGGTGGGGTCGCAAAGGATCATTAGTTTTAAATCTTGAGTCTGCTTCATGGTACGATCACGAAGCAGATCAAGGCGGTGGGATTATTGATCTTATTAAATTTAAAGGTGGTGATGTTGCTAAGATATTAGAACCTTACAATGTCGATCAAATTAAAATACCAACACAACCGATAAAACCTAAACCTATGCGATTATTCAATCGTGATCAGATGGTTGATCTTTATAATGATTCAGAAATTCATGTGCAATATTCAGAGGATTTCATGGTTATGCGATTTCCTACAGATCATGCGATCAAGCAGAAATATGCACCATTTACTCGGCATGGTGCGGAATGGTCTATGAAGCGACCTGAAGGCGTATTGCCTATATATGTTTCAGATAGAGATAAAGATAGTCATGTGATTATTGTTGAAGGTGAAAAAGCTATGAAGGGTGGAGAAAGCATCTACAAAGGTGATGTTTGCTGTCATCATGGCGGTGTAAGCAATTGGCAAAATTGTGATTGGTCAAAGCTAAAAGATCGCAAAGCCTATATCTTTCCTGATAACGATGAAGCTGGAAAGAAGTTTGCTCACGAACTCAAAGAACATCTGGCAGACATTTGCGATTCAGTAGATGTCATAAAGATACCTAGAGCATTTAAAGATAAAGACGATCTATGGGATGCAAAGGTTAATGATTATTGGAAATCATCAGAAGAATTTATTGATTATTGTCAAAACAATATTGTCAGACAAAGAGTAAGTTTAGAACTAATCCCAGTCGGTAGAATGATCAAAGATATTAAGAAACCTGAATGGCTTATAAACGATGTCTGCGAGAAAGAATCAGTTATAGCTATCTTCGGTCAGGCTAAGGCGGGTAAATCGTTTATAACAGTCGATATGGCAGCTTGTTTGGCATTAGGTAAAGACTGGCATGGTCATAAGACACATCAAGCACCAGTCATTTATTTAGCTGGTGAAGGTATTAGAAATATTAGTAGAAGATTCTTAGCATGGTCTAAGATTAATAAAGCAGAGATACAGCAAGCACCTTTAATGATATCCAGTCGTGGTGCAAGATTATTAGACGATAAAGATCATCAGCTTTTGAAAGATACAATATCTGCAACAGAGGATGAATATGGTGATATCGGCATGATCATTGTCGATACTCTAGCTAGAAACTTTGGTGGCGGTAATGAGAACTCAACAGAAGATATGAACGCTTTTGTAGAAAGAATAGATGATCTGAAAGATACT